GTGGTGTTGGATGACTGGGAATTCATCAGGTCACAACCGGTCGGTGTGCGCCATGTCGGCGATGGCGTTGCAGTTCCGGCCCCTTCCGATGCGGCGCGTCGTGTGCGGCGTCATGTCCTGCTTCAAGGCTGCCAGAAGCTTGTTTTTCCCTATTGGCGTGAAGTGGTTGATCGCGAAACCGGTGAAATCAAAAAGCGAAGTGAATTTCGCGTTTCCGTGTGTGGCCGGGAACCTGTCGGCGAGGGAGTTCGTGTCTACCGCAATCAAAGCACAGTTGGCTATTCCGGAGTCATGCGATGCGGGAATGTATGGGGTTGCGTTTTCTGTGCTGCAAAGGTGTTACGCAGGCGAGGTGAACAAATTGGCGCACTGTTCCGTTCTGTTCACGCGGATGGGGGTTCAGCAGTGATGGTTACTTTTACAGCCGCTCATAGGTTGGATGATCCGCTATCGGAAACGCTGGCTCGCATCAAGATTGCAAAAGACCGTATGCAACACGGCGCTGCTTACTGTCGGCTAAATGCATGCCGTTCAGGAATGGTGTCTGCTACAGAAATCATGTGGTCGCCAATCAATGGCTGGCACCCACACTTTCACGAAGCCTGGTTCTTCCCGTTTTATCCAGCTCCGGATGTCGAGGAACTGGCCTCCCGTTTATTCCCCATGTGGCAGCGCGCGTGTTCCAAGGTTGGATTGGAAACGAGGGAGTTTTGGGAGGACCGGCGCACTGGACGCTTGAAGCGTGTCGGCGTTGATGTTCGTCCAGCCTGGGACGCTTCTGAATATTTAACGAAGTTTGATCGTGAGCGCTCTTGGGATTTGCCGTCTGAAATGACGGCTGGTCGCATGAAGCTGGGTCGTAGCCAATCGCTCACACCATGGGTGCTTCTTGAGGAAGCCGTTATTCGTGGCCCTGGAACTGCCGCTGAACGCTTGTGGATTGAGTACTTGCGGGCAACGAAGGGATATCAATGCGTTTCGCTTCGAGGTGCCCGCGACCTTTGCAAAAAGTTTGGCCTTCCCACTTCTTATGACGATTGGGTTGATGCCAATTCAGCCGGTGATGGTGAAGTGATCGGGACGATCTCGGCGGAAGCGTATGACCGTGTCGTCCGGCAGGGCGGATTGGGGCGTCTTTTGGAAGCGGCGAGAGCTGGCGGACTATCGGCCATCGCCAAGGAATTGGGTTCGTAGTCCATTTTTTAGGAGGTGAGTATGTCTCTGCTTAGTCGTCACGTTTCCGAGCTGAAGAGTGAGGAGTTTGTGCTTGGTGTTTCCACTGGCTTCAAAGGCGAGGCCGGTTCCAGGTTTGAGGGCCTGGAATCTACCAAGCTGGTGATTGTGGCTGCGCCGTCGTCAAAGAACTGGACTGGCTTTACTGCTGTTGAACAGAGCATCGGTGATGCCAGTGTGGGTGCGGCGATGATTGGTAAGCAATTTCCGGCGCGTTGTTTGGTGACGTACCGCCGTCAAACGGCGGTCGAGAAAAAGATCGTGGAGGGTCGCGAGATTTCCAAGGACGTGGAAAAGCTCATCGTCGTCGGAATCGAGTATCTGTCGGCGGTTGATCTGGTCGATGTGAAGGTTCCCGAGTCCCGGAAGGTGGCGTAACGGGTTGATTTTATGGCGACGTACAAATGCGTTCCCGCTGTCACGACCGTTCCGCCATGCCCATCGGGCACGGCTCCGGCAGAGGCAATCGTTGAAAGCGCCACCGAGCCGGAATACTACGGCGGGGCATTCGGTCATGTACCAGTTCAGGATGTTTCTGTTGCGGTGGCAATGATTTTGTCCTTGTTGCTCGGAATCATGGCAGGCCGGAGGTGAATTCATGAGTACGTCAGTTCTATGGATTGTCGCGGGCTGTGTCGGGTCTTGGGCCTTCGGCTTTCTGCTCGGCAAGGTAATTCGCCTTATCGAGAATTTCTTTAACGACCCGCTCCTTTGAAAGGAAATCGAAATGAAGGAAAAAGTTCAACGTCTGAAGGCTCTGGCGGCTCGCTCCGCTTTGGTTGCCGGTGGTTCGGTGTTTGCTTTGCAGGCCCATGCGGCCAGTGTGCTGGATGCGACTGCGAAGTCTGCTATCACGCAGGGCTTCACCGACATGAAGGACACTGCTCTTGATGTCGTGACCACGATGTGGCCGATCTTCTTTGCCATCATCGCAGTGATGTTTGGTCCGAAGATCGTCAAGCGCCTGGCCAAGATGGTTTGATCGTCTCAAGCCTTTCGCACGCGAAAGACGGCGGGGGCGTCTTGCCCCCGTTTTCCTTGGGTTTGTTGGTGATATGAGAAAGTTTAGGTGGCTGGCCGGCATTATTGCATTCTGCGTTGTACTGAATGCCTTTGCCTTTCTTCAGTTCGTAACGCCGGTTACGACAGGCGTTATGTGGCTTGGCCGCGTGATGGCCGGAAATATCACCATGGCACGTGCGATGGAACTGTCCATTACTGCGCATGGTGCAGCGGGTTGGGCTTGGTACGTATGGAAAAACCAAGACGACACGACACCGCAGACCTCTACGCCGATCAAGGCGAGGTTGTATGTATCGCCGTCACCAACGTCGAAGCGGGCGAATCCCGATCCGACGAAGTTCGATGATGCTACGACGACGCGCGATCCTACGCCCAAGCCCACTTACCCCCATTCTCCTCCGGCACCTGGTAACGGTTCCTTGGCCGCAATCGCTAATGCTGGCGTCGGAAGTTACAGCTATTCCTCAAATGGTGGATCAACGATCACGGAATATCACGTTATTCAGACGTACCAGTCCGGTATGTCTCAGGCCCAGGCAGATAGCGCGGCGAAAGCGGCAACTCAAGATGCCCATGTTGGCTGGAACTGGTCTGGCGGTTATTACATCACCGCGAATGATTGGCGGGCGATTTGGTACAGGACAGTATCCAACCCATCTTGTCCAGCGGGCTACAGCTATTCAGCGGGTCAGTGCAATTTGACAGATGCATCCAAGGTCATGAAGCCTGCGGGTCGCGTTCCGTGCGAGGTTCTGGCTAATTCTGATGGCACTTGGGACATTGACTCAAAGAACCCAGAATGCAATGCCATTGCAAGTCAGCTTATTCGATCAGGAAAGAAACTTTATGTAGCTAAAGGAGATGGCACTTATGACGGAATCGAGAACAAGGAAGATGGTGGCACCACCATTACCACCGGTAATCGCACTATCGACATGGGGCCGCCAGATAGTGAAGGTAGGCAGACAATTCGGGGTATCACTGACAGTGGTCCAGGTTCGTCACCTGGTGGCGGTACCGGTAACACTGGTGCGGGTGGCACTGGTAGCGGTACTGGTAATTGTGGTGGCCCTGGACAATCCCCGTGCGCTGTTACCGTCGATGATTCCGGTTTTCAAGGCAAGGATGCGGCGATAAATGCAGCCGCCGACAGCATTAACGCCAGGCTCGATGAGCGTCGAGCCTTCATTGAATCTAAGGGTAACGACAGCAGCAATTTTGGCTTGGACAAGACCTGGATTCCATCATTTCTTCCTGGTTCGCCTGTTTCATGCAGGCCCATCAAATGGGAACCGCGTGTCTCGCATGGTCCGCTTTCAGGTCTTGCTGCATCTCTTGACATTGATTGGTGTGACAACCTGGACGTTTTCCGGCAGTACTACGCTTGGCTTTTTGGCGTGGTAACGGCATGGGCTATTGCCATGCTGTTCTTCGGCTCAAACGGAAATACGGGGCGTGCAGGAAAGTAGGAAGGATTATCTATGCAATGGTTCGCAGCGTTCTTGGTTTCATTTTTTGGCAAGCTCTTTGATGCCTTTGCCAACCTCATCAGCAAAAAGGTTGCATTGGGCGGTGCAATCGTCACTACGTCACTTCTGTTGCTTACGGCCTTTTGGGTGGCTTTGAAATCATTAGTTTGGGGACTGGTTTCACAGATCACGAATGAGTATGTGCTCATGGCGTTCTATGGCCTTTGGCCGTCGAATGCTGAAATTTGTTTGTCGGCTTATTGGACGGCACAGCTCACAGCTTTTATTTACCGCGAGCACCGTGAAAACCTGCGGGCCATTAGCTACGTGACCTGAGCATGACTGACGGAACTTTGCTGGCTGGCAAGCGCGGGGCAGGCAAAAGCCTTATTGCCGTTGCGCGAATCCGGGAATACATGTGGGCCGGGCGCATGGTTGCGACGAACCTTAACTTGCGCGTTGAACATCTGGTTCCACCACGAAACATGGTTCGCCCTTTTCGTGTTCCCGACTGGCCCACTGTTTTAGACCTGATGACATTGCCTCTTGGCAATCCAGGTCTCGAATGGCGTGAAGGCGAAAAGTACCCGGTCATGCGCGAGGGCTATTCCTACAGTGAAGAGGAAAACGGCCTGCTCGTTCTTGATGAGTTGGCGACGTTTCTGAATAGCCGGGACTGGCAAGGGAAAGACCGACAGGAACTGATCCAATGGCTTCTGCATTCCCGCAAGTTCGGATGGGACCTGCTCTTTATCAGCCAGCATGTCGGGCTGGTTGACAAGCAGGTTCGTGATTCTCTTTTCGATCTGTATGCCACCACCCGGCGACTCGACAAGGTGCAGGTCCCGGTGCTCGGTCGCATCGCTGCCATCATGGGTTTCAAGCTGCGCCTGCCGAAACTGCATGTCGCGCATGTGCGCTACGGCATGCAGCCAGGTGCGCCGCTGTCGGAAACCATTTGGGTGCGTGGTCATGACCTTTACCGGGCCTATGACACAACGCAGAAGATCAATTCTGAAACGGGCGTTAAGACTGGCGAGGGGTTCCAGTACCTCAGTGCCTGGGACTTGCGCGGTCGTTACATGAGCTGGTGGGAAATGAACAAGAAAGCCGTTCTCCTGTTTGTGTCCCTTGGCGTCCTTTTAGGCGTCCTCGGAGACCGTTTCATCATGAGCCGTACGCCTAAGCCGCAAACGGTAGTTGCTGCGCCAGTGGAAGACAAGTTCGCCACCGGGATAACGGCTACCGGTTTCTATCGTGATGGCGGCTTGTACCGAATCGTTCTGTCTGATGGCCGTACCGTCGTGGCCGACCAGTTCCGCGAAACGGGAAGTGGCTGGCAGGCGAAGGTCGGTGAACTCTGGTATCGAGGGGAACAACGATGAAACGTTTGCTTCTGGCACTGCTTTTCGTGCCGATCATGGCCCAGGCTCAAGGTGTGGCACTGAGCTTCAAGGCCGTTCCGGTGATCGACTTTGCGGAGGCCACGTATAAGGCCATGCTCGGGAAGGACTACGTGGTCAGCCCGGATCTGATCGGCCTGGACAAACGAGTGACCATCAACGTCAAGTCGATTGACCGCGCCAAGCTGCCGCAGCTCTTGGACGAGGTTCTGGCGTCGGTCGGTGTTCGTGCTCGTGAGTTAGGGGGGATTGTCCGTCTTGAGAAGGTGCCGTTCATAGGCAGCGAGTCGCCTTTGTCTCCTGCTGACAGTACCCGCGTACTCGAAGCGCCATTGCCGGGCCGGTCGCCGGTGGCGCAAGAAGACAAGGAACCAGAACCCGAAGACTTCGAGGTGTACCGCCCGAAGAATCGGACGGTTGAATATCTTCAGGCGCTATTGAAGGCAGCGGGGGTATCGGCAGGACCATCAGGTCAAGGGCAGGGGCAGCAGTTGGCGCAGGATCAAATGGTCATCGTGGGTTCCGAAGAGAAGCGGGCAAAGGTCCGCAAGCTCCTGGAACAGCTCGATCAAAAGCCCGTTGTCATGAACGTTCGCGCCGCGCTGGTCGAGTTCACCGACAGCAAGGACGATTCGTTCAGCCTTGGCGCGGTGCTCGATGTGCTCGGCGGTCGCCTCCAGCTCGCACTGAACGCGGGCACGGTCGCCTCGGGCAACTTCGCCAGGCTGAAGACCGGCAGCATTGACGCGGTGCTCAAGGCGATTAACGGAGACAGCCGGTTCAGGTTCCGCACTCAGCCCTCGTTGCGCCTTGTCGATGGTGAGCGCGGACGCTTGATGGTCGGCAGTGAGGTTCCGGTGCGCGGTCAGCTTACGCTGAGCAAAGACGGCACGCCGATTCAATCCATTGAGTACAGGTCTAGCGGCCTGGTGCTGACCGTCCAGCCTCGCGCCCTCGATGGACGCTTCATCGCCAACGTGGTTCAGGAGGTTTCGAGCTTCGCGGCCACCAGCACATCGAACATTGACAGTCCAACGCTCAACAAGCGGCAGATAGAAGCCACTGTGGACGCTGAAGACGGTGAAGTGGTGGTGTTGGCTGGCCTCGATGAGGAAAATGTCTCGGAGGGGTCTTCCGGGTTGTCCTGGCTTCCCTTCAATACCTCCCGCACATCCAGCAGCCGCAATACGCAGTTGTTCGTCCTGCTGGAATTCAAGCGCCTGTAGTGTGACTTTCGCGCGCGAAAGTCACACGAGCATCACCTTTGCTGATCGTGCGGCCGGTAGACCTTCGCCGGCTGCACGATCATCATGTTGTCGATGGCTGACCGGACGCATTCCGTCTCGAAATCAAGCGCCACATCGTCGTTCCATTTTCCAGGCTTCACGGTAGCTGTACGGGTGGTAACGAACTGGCGCGCGGGGAACTGGTGACTGTCTTTGGGTACCACGCCGACGATGGCCTTGCAGACTGCTTGTGTGCTGCGAGGTAGTACTTCTGCATCGGAGTACACGAAAATTTGCCATGTGTCTGGCGTGAATCTGGCGGTGAAATCGCGAGTTACCAAATCTTGCCAGTCCTTTACATAGGTGTTTCCATAATTGGCCACAAGAAAAGGCCCAGCATGGGCAAAATTGGCAGAGACAGCAAAGGCAAGTACGGCAACGATGGTTTTCATAATCTGCTCGTATTTGTTTTGGTTACAGGGCTAGTCGCAACTTTCGCACGCGAAAGTTGGACAGAACAAGCGTAACAAAACCTTGGAAGCGGCAAAGGTGAAGAATCGGCACTACGAACGGCGCTTGCGTCAGATGCGTCAGTATCACAAGCAACACCCTTGGCGGCTTGATGGCGGGCTGTACATACCCCACAGCTACCCCGATGCCCGCAAGTTATCTTGGTGGGATGACGTCGGGTTCATCTTGAACGGTCGTCGGGTGATTGTGTGGTGGAGGCATCCGCGTTGTGTGTACCGTGACGAAATTGAGCGGTTGGCACTGAACCAGGTGCAAGCGCCGACCACGCCGAGTGCTTATGACCTGCCCGGCAAGAAGAACTGGCGTAAGGCTGGTCGATCCCGCAAGAAGTTCGTTTCTGAAACGCTGCCAAACTGGACAGAAGACTGGGTTGTCTATTTCGATGCTGTCAACCAAGTTGAAGACCAGTTGATGCAAGAAGGAATCGACTTTGAAGTTCGTCCCTCAATGCGCGTTGAGCTTTTGAACTGGGCCGTTGGTGTGAGCCTGATTGCGCCGGTCGAGGTCCTTATGAAGGACGACATTCGATCTTTGGCCGCGTTGGCAAGGCGTTTGATAAAACGAGAAACGACGGTGGAGACCGAGTTTCCGAGTTATGTCTATGGCCGTTCGCAATGGCTGGCTGAGGCTTTTTTGCGGCCATCGCGTCAATCGGCGCGCTGTGACTGACTCGTCTTTCGCCCCACAATCCCTGCCTCGTCATGCCTTCCTGCGAGAAGCTCGCATCCTGTGTTATGTAATGTTGTATGTTGTAATTTACAACATACAACAACATACAGAACGCGCGTTCATGGCCTGAAGCAGCGGGTCAAGGGACCGTGGAATAAATGGAGGGGACCCGCGCCGGAGGCTTGCCGACGGCGTGGGGAGGCAGCCGTTTATGCCGCGAAAGCCCTTGACGCGATGCGCAAGGCTTCACGCTCTAGGCAGGGGTGCAGGGACATCTCGTCCCTGCACCCCTGACGACAGAGGGCGACTCGCTCCCCTCCCCGCTGGCGGGGAGGGGCGGGGGGGAGAGGTGGCTGGTTGCGCGCCAAACGTACCGCGATAGACGAGTACGCCGCACTTCGCCTTTCGTCGCCGGGCACTTTTGCCGTTGGATCGGTCGATATTGGGGCTTCCCGTGGTCTGTTGGCTGGCGTCTGCGCTGCCGTTTCGTCTATCGCGGTACATTTTGCCTGTGTCCATTTGCCTGACAACAAAGTGTCAACGCCATAGCGGAACAAAGCGGAAACATAGCGGCGGCTACATTCTCTAAGTCGTTGATAGCAAACGCATAGCGGAAGTAAAGCGGCTCTATGCGTCGGACTCATAATCCTTTGGTCGCGGGTTCAAGTCCCTCACGCCCTACCAAGCAAATAAAGGAAACCCCGCTATCAATTTGGTAGTGGGGTTTTTTCTTTCCCGCCCGATGTAAGGGCGGATGTAAGACGATTTCGGCAATCCCACCCAGCACCAGAAAAAAGAAAAGCCCCACGGCGGGGGGCTTGGTGTGGTGTGGGTTTTTTTGAAACCCGCACCTCATGCGTTTCGAATACCCGGAAACAGGGGGATTTGAGCGGCGGACTCACGATGCTTTACCGAGTGCAGCGCCAGGGTGTAACCATCGCCGTAACCATGCCTCAGTCATAGGCCTGGTCCCGACTGGGATTTTGAGCCCAGGCACATCAGTTGGGCTTGCTACAACCGTGACTGGCAGGACATTCTTGGAGATGTTCTGCAGTTTTTGTACAAACCGCTGAATCTGGTCAAGCGTTGGTTTGGGGTCTGATGTGGCTGGGGGCAGCAGGCCCATCTGCTGATGGGGTTCCGCACGACAACGGGTAGTCATCGGCTACTATGCAACTGGTGTGACCTAGTCACAACTGTTGTTCGGAGAAGTGGGTGGTCTCAAGCCGCTCGTACAACGATAGGGAGGCCTACTAGGTGGCTCAATGCCAGCTATGCAAAAGGGAATCCAGGCAGTTGAAATTTGCGACCGACCACATCAAGGTCTGCACTCGCTGTGTCAACTCGCTCAACGAGTTTTCCGAACCTGCGATTCACGCGCAGAACCGACTGGGCGATATGCTGGCCCGAGGCGTGGAGCGCAATGCTTTGCGTGACCTAGATGCTCCTGAGGAGTGGAAACGTCGCCGCGCTCGGTGGAAGCTCGACAACTTCGCTGCTGCACATGCCGAGGCACTGCCCGGATGGTTGAATGACTTGCTCGCCGACGAAAGAAATAGCACGCGAGACTACAAGACTGTACGAGCCCATCGGCGGGGGCTTTTGCGATTCGATGGTGACCGCTCATGGAGCTACCCCAACAACTGGGAGACGGTGGCGGCCGGCATCCGAAAACGAGACGGGTACAAGTGCAAGGTATGCGGGGAAAGGGATGCAGAGTTGCACGTTCACCACATCATCTACTTGTCAAATTTTGGGACCAACCAGCAGGGCAATCTGGTCACGCTTTGCCGAGCCTGTCACGAGAAAGAACACGACCGTGTTTTTGATTTCGGAGAGCAAGTTGACCCCGAAGCGCGCAATCCCTTGAAGCCGCAGCCGGAACACTTGGCGCCACCAGTCAAGCCAATACCTGCTCCGGCAGAGGCAATTCCTCCCTCCTCTACACCCGCCCCTTCGCCACCAGCACCAGTACCAGTACCAGTACCAGCACCAGTACTAGCACCAGCACCAGTACCAGCACCAGCACCAGCACCAGCACCAGTACCAGTACCAGTACCAGCACCAGCACCAGCACCAGCACCAGCACCAGCACCAGTACCAGTACCAGTACCAGTACCCAAACATCACCCTGTCGCACATACACCTGCAGAGCAAAGTCATTCTGAGAGCAGGGTATGCCCCCGATGTGGGGGAGCGTGTATTGGCGAATCCGTGGTGCCGTGGGGCAGTGTGGTTCGATGCATAAAATGCGGCTTCTTACCCCTGCTGCAAATCTACGACGACCGCTTCGCGAAACGTGAGCCCGAAGAGGGGCCATGTGAAGGCGCCTTTGTCTTGGAGCAAGTTAAGTCCAAGGCTTCACAGCCACCTGCGGCCAGTGGCGTGAATGAGCCGCAGAGCGTACATCCGGAGCATCGACCGGTATCTTTGCTGACCCGCTATGAACCCGTCCCCGACACAGAAAAACGGCTGGACGCAGGGATACTGATTCCCGTCGCGGTGCTTTTGGGGCTTGTCGTCATAATTGTGGTCGCGATGGGCATGTAGTGAACAAAACGGAATAGACCACGTACATTAAGCACGAAGACAACGGCAACAAAGCCTTACAGGTGCAACCATCTAACCTTCACCAGAGCTGCTGGGCCAATGTACGTTAGCGATTCAACGATATCGAACCTTACTTGCGAGCCTCAACCGGCTACGGGCTCGACGCACTCACCTATTCCTAGGCCCGGTATCTCGTCAAGCAGGACGATGCTGAGTCCGTCAGAAATCGCATCTTGTCGGCACCAGACCACTCCTTTGCACCAGCCCCACACCGGCCCCATGTCACATCGGCCAGGGGCATAGCCAGCCGCTACCGAAACACCTCTCGCAGTCGCCCCAGCAGGCCACGCTTTCGTGGATTTCGTTTGTACCAATCCGGGTCATACCGGGTGTCGTTTGGCGGCACGGCATTGCGGCGGCTATCGGGCCCAAAGTTCCAATGCGCCATTTCCACGAACGGGATGCCTCTTGCCTTCAGCTCATCCAACGCCTCACTCATCCGGTCGAGCCGTCTCTCCTGCTCCTGGGGCTCCTTGCCTCGCGTAAACAGACTGATGTTCGCAACAAAGTTCGTCAGTTCCTCGGTCGTGCACTGCTCCACTGGGCCCGGCGGCAATTCGCGCACCATGCTCAGAGGCCCATCGGGGATAGTTCGGCTGTCAGATTCATTGGGCATGATGGTTTCCATCGAAGTGCCAGGTCACACCTTCAGCGGCCTCAGCCACTCTCATTAGCTTGGCCGTGTGCTCGTCGGCAATCTCGTAGCTATCCGGCAGTGCCGATTCAAGCAGCCCAACGAATGCGCGGCAGTCTCTCGCAAAGACGGCAAGGGAGTCGCCGGACGGCCAGGGATGTTCGTCGTAAACATGCCGCTCCCAGCGTGCGATGAGGGAATCACCAGCCTCTGAAAGTTCGCTGGGAATCGGCAGCATGTCCAAGTCCACTGGGTAGTCGAAACGCTCCATCGTGGCTATGTCGCCCGCCCATAGGCAGACACCAGCGAAGTTGTCGAAGAAGAAGCGGAGTTTGTAGGTTTCCATGCCGATGCCGCCTTGTTGGTGCCTTGGG